GTGAGTTCACTTCCATCACCATGTAGGTAGGTGGCTGTGACGTTACCAGTTGCTGTCAACTCACCATACACTTTAACACGGAGGTCTTCGGAGGCGAGGGGCACGATGGTTGAACTACTCGCACTACTTTCGGTGTAAGCCATTACGAGTTCATCACTAGATTCTAAATATCCAACAGCTACATTTGACTCGGGTCTATTCATAAGAAGACCCAAATCTAGGACTGTGTCGGAGGAAGTATTATTCTTTCCAAGTTCGACGATAGCATCTGTGATGTTTAGGTTTTGTGTTGCAATTAAAGTTACATCACCCTTGAAATGTATATCTCCACCTACAGTTAGATCTTCACTAATATAGGTGTTTCCCAAAATATGCACAACATTTGAACCATCATCATCTATGTAAACATTTGAACCAACTGTCAGTGTATGACCTTGTGGATTTGTGTTAGCTATCGAGCAGGTTGGTGCGAGGTATACCACATTTGATGTTGGTGCTAGGAACTGTTGGTTTCCAGCATTTAAGACCATTGTATGTTCAGCCTGGTCTTTGATGTCCTGTGTTTTAACCTGACTACCTAAACGAACTTTGGTAGAACGTTCAATCGTTGGTAAATTTTTAACTCCACCCCTGAGACGGAGCACCAAGTGAAGTGTAGATTCTTTCTGAACGTTGTAATCGGCAAGTGTTCTACCATCTTCTAATTGTTTACCCGCAAAAATAAGACGTTGTTGATCAGGTGGGATTCCTTCTTTGTCTTGTATTTTTGATTTGATATTATCTATGGTGTCAACAGACTCGACTTCGAGTGTTATTGTTTTACCTGTAAGTGTCTTGACAAAAATTTGCATACTTACTATTATTATATGTTTGTATTTTAATTTGCATATAATAGACCAGCCATCCCATTTTCGATTCTCAAAATATTGTAGTTGACTGCATAAATTGGGTCATTGATTGGTAGGGTTTTACTCATAATTTTAAATGAACTTATTCTACTAAAGTTGAGAGTCCCCGTTGGTTGTAAAGAACTTGTTGATAAACAAAATGGATACAAGAAAAAATCGGGTGAAGTTACTGAGTGTGTATGATAGTAAGAACACGCATCTACATGATGAGGTTGACACCATTTATAATCACCTATATCGATTCCATTAACATTCATTTTAACTTTATTTGACCTGGAGGTCAGAGCTCCGTCATCATCCGTGTTTGAGCATGCGATATATTTAACGGGGTGACTAAATGTAACTTCTTGTACAAGGGCATTCGATGCTTCATTTTTTTGAACTTGTGTAATGAGGAGATCATGTTTACGGGAGGCGATGTTACCACGCTCTTCATTGTCTAGGTAGTAATAGTTTGCAAAAAGTTCTATATTATAGGCACTCGCATTTGGACCCCAGTATATTCTGAGTTCAACGTTATGGTAATTTAGAGCGACTAGGGGTAACGCACATTTCGCACCTTCACAAAAAAAGAAACGGAGAGGGTAAAAATATGATGAGGCGCTTATACCCGGGTGTGTACCAATTGCACTCTTCGATACACAGGTGGCGAATGTATCGATTGCAATATTTTCGGTAAATGTGGAATCTTGGGTATCGACGACCGACCCACCAATGAGAAGTTCAACTTTATCAACTAAAGTTGACCATTCCTCAATTGTTTGACTTTGAGTCGTATCATCAGCGGTGAGGTAAACGTAACCCAGTAGATCACCAGTTTTTTCAAATTGAATACTAGACATTGAATTATTTTTCACTTCTCCGTGGATTGTTTGTTTCTCGACAGACTGTGAAAAATTAGCATGTCTTTTGAAGGTTGAATTAAAGAAAGAAATTTCGGGATCGCCCATGATATATTTATCCTGAGCCCCGATGGCAATCAATTGAACAACTCCAGCTGACATGGTATACTATAGTAAAGGGAGAAAATTACATATTGGGTTTCCTACACACAAAACGGAGGATTAAAAAGTTATTTTCGGCGGGGGTGGGTGGTGATATGAGAACACCATCTTCATTTCTAATGCTTACGGTTAAGCGATCAATAGATCGAATTGGATCGATGTATTGGGTGGCAATTGGGTAGTTGTCTCTAAAACTAATGATACCAGTGTCATCTGTAGTTACTAAACTAGCAAAAGAATTACGGACTATACTTCCATCTGAGAGTGGGGGTGGATTTTTCGATGCTCGATCAGAAAAGATAGAGTCTAACTCTTTGATGGACACGTAGCAATGTTCACTACCATTTGCGGGGGTTACTGTATTGATTCGGGCGGCTAAAAGTCTAGCCTGAACAACATTGCGAAGAGGTTGATTAAGATAACAGGTGAAAGAATTTGGTGTCTGTCCAACTGTGTCAACCGTGATTGTGTGATATTCATAGTTAAGATCTGGAATTGTTTCCGTTGGGGAAGTGATCAAAGCCATTTATAGTAAGCTTAGATTAAAGATCCACCAATTCCATCCACGATCGTGTAGGAGGCGTGTTCACCAACAAGTTTTTGGGCACCACATAGTCCACCTGGGGTTAAACTTTTTGTGTATGGACTATCTTCTTTACCAGACCCAGGAACACATTCCATCCGATTTTCTAAATCGAAAATTGATTGATCATTGACAATTTCAATAACAATTGGTTTAGGTTGATAGGCGCTTGTTTTTTTCATGATATTGAGAATGACAATAACAAAAAATAAAATAACGATGGCGGTTAGGGCATTTCGATCAGTACGATTGAACTTGAACATTTATAATCAGGCAACATTATTTTATAAACTGCGTTAAAGGTAATTTTTTTAGTTTCTACATAAAGAGTAGATGGATGAAGAGATAGTAATCGATCGTGGTAACTCGACGGTGATGAAATTAGATGCAGACGAACAAGCTCTCATGGATGAGATTCAAATATCTGTTCCAAGATCTCAGCCTGTTCAAAGACCAGCAAGACCATCGGCTAGACCTACAAACGCTATCCCTCAAGAAACGATGGATGCATTTGTCAACCCCAACAAACAGACTGCACCAAGACAACCCACTGAGGAAGAGGAAATAGATTATGGTGAGGATTTCTATGACGATGAACCATCGATGGGTCCTGGTATTTCTCAGGAAGAACAACCTTCCAAGGGGTATACTTCAATTGACGAAGAGAAGTCTGACCTCCTTAACAAGCTTACGCGTTTAGAAAAGAAGGGATTTGCTGTCAACAAACGCCTAAATGCATATTCAAACATAGAAGAACTCCGGGCTGAGGTTAAGAGAATTACCTACAGTATCGATGTGGAGCAATCTGTTCGTTTTTCTCGGAGAATGTTAGTTGCATGTGTGACTGGACTTGAGTTTCTTAATAAGAGGTACAACCCCTTTGAGATTCAATTAGAGGGATGGTCTGAATCAGTGATGGAGAATGTAGATGACTATGATACTGTTTTTGAGGAACTCTACGTAAAGTATAGATCAAAGGTAAATGTTGCACCAGAGGTTAAGCTGATAATGATGTTGGGTGGTTCTGCGATGATGTTCCATCTAACAAATAGTATGTTCAAGTCGGTGATGCCCAACATGAATGATGTAATCAAACAAAATCCAGATCTCGTTAAGAATATGATGAGTGCGGTTCAGAATACCACCCGGTCTCCTGGTGAAACTGGTGTGGATGCTCCCGTTGGTGGGACGGGTCAATATGAAATGAAGGGTCCTGGACTTGATATTTCCAGTTTGATGGGTGGTGTTATGATGCCACCAACCCCCCCGATGAACACAACACCCCAGGTTGCTCAGGATGCACGCGACTTTGACGCCGCGGACGACATTTCAGATATTATTTCTATTTCAGGGGACTCTACGGGTGGTGAAGTCAAGGAAGTGAATGTGGATTCTTCTAAACCCAAGCGGGTTCGACGAAAAAAGAAAACTGAAATTAATCTCTAGATATATATAAATGATAGCGTATTGTCCGCTAGAGGATTTAGATCCTCCTGTCCGACAAAAAAAAATTGTCGAAGAACCTGAGCCTCAGATAGACTCGAAGGTTGGACGTGAAGAAACTGAAATGAATTACGTCATCATGGCTTTCATTATCGGCGTAGTTATGCTAGCCGTTTCTGATTCCATCAGGGCATAAATGTAATGAATCTACTAAGGGGTTTTCCCCCAAAGTAAATTTAGTAAGTAAAGGATTTCAAATCTGTGCCACCGGATTTGATATTGATAAGTTTTCCACCCAACGAGGAATGAACTTTTGAAAAAATGTCGTATGAATATCCGATTCCCGTCGTATTTGCTGGGGTGATAGTCACAGTGTTTGACGTTGTCGTGACGATGGGACTCCATGGATTTGCGTTCACGCCACCAAACAATTTTTTGATACCCACGGCTATAGGAACAGATGATTCTGTGCCATCACTCGTTCCTCCCTGAAATTCGAGAATCATTGTGCTTATGTTTGACACATTCGTGGTTTCTCTCAATTGAGTAATTACCCGTCCATAAAATGCCGCGTCTGAATATACAAGTTGTATCTCTTTATTTGATACATCAGGTGCGATTGTTACTACATTTGAGTAACGTTTACACGCCATCTCACCCTCACCGTCATTCGTCACTACACCACCTTTGAATTCCGAATGACCATCTGAATCAATTTTTACTCGTTCCGTTCCCTGTGTTTTAATCGTAATGTTCTGGTTTTCTGTATTAGAGGTGGAACCACCCATAGAAATTTCACTTACATTCGAAGTAGATGGGTTTGTAGTTTGCCCTGCCTGTATAACGAGGCGTTGTGTTTCGGGTTCACCCACAACTGTTTCGGTTGTATCCGCGTGAATAACAGCTGAATTGTCTGCCGACACTTCTTCTGTTTTAATTTTACCCATATCAATACCACCCGCGGGTGGTGGGGCACCTTCCGTAACCTTTTTAGGTGGGGTGTCAAGTTTACTGGTGAAAATCTGATCGGTGAGAATAAGAACACGGGGCATCTCTATATTAGTTACCGAATAAAATACCCGCCATACCATTTTGTATTCTGAGAATATTGTGATTTAATGCGTATACAAATATATGTGTATCTGTCCTATTTGACCCCCTTTCAGCATTTCTTATAATCATCTTAGCGTTATCCAATCTACTGAAATTACATGTCCCCGTGGGACTGTATTCAGATGAATTTATACAAAAATGAAACGGGAAATATCTTGAGTACAACATCGTTTTACTTTCGGCTCTGTAATCTATGTGTGCAAACCTAGATTTCAAATAGCTTTCAACCGTGTGGAAATACATAGGGGACATATTCTCTAATAAAGCTGTTCCATTTATTTGAATATCCGCGGTTCCAAATGTAAATCTATCAGTAACATTATCATCATCTAAAGTTCCAAATCCAAAAAACAGAGACTTTACCGGGTGATTAAATTGGGAGATATCTAAACTATTATTATTAGTTGTAGCAAAATCAATGGGATACTCAACCCTTTGAACCTGTGTAATCATCATTTCTATCTGACGATTTACAAAACTTTCTCTCTCATCTGTGTCTAAAAATATATAATTACCGTATACTGAAATTTTCTTCTGACTTGCTGTTAAACCCTGTTCTACGGTTCCATTGTAATAATTTGTATCGAAATTGATTTTAATTTCTACTGTATGATTCTGTAAAGCAACTAAGGGTAAATATGCCCCACCATCACAAAAAAAGAAGTGAAATGGTACAAACGCTATATTACCTACGTTGGCTTTTACGTTTATCTCTTGGGATTTAGTCCAAGTATCAGCTAGGTAGTTTGGCCAAATGTCATTGTAGTAATCGTAGTGTTGGGAGTCAACCTTTTGTCCACCAATATAAAGATCCACCGTTGAATTGTAAAAAATGTTTGACGATATATTAGCTTCCCCAGTTCCTTCACACCACAATCCGTTTATAATGTCACCGTATACAGGGATAGTAATAGAATTATCGGTTTCGGTAACTTCTTTTATAAACTTTGGGGCTTGTGAAAAATTCTTATATCTCGCAAACTTTGTTCGAAAAAAAGAATGACCTTCGTCACTTGTTAAATAAATGTCTTGTGCTCCTTTTGATACAATCTGGACTAATGCACCAGACATTTATTAATTATGTAGATTATAAAAATAGACACTTTCCCTGAGGGAAGTCTGTTTTTTCCTGAACCCCCTTTCCATGAATCTTGAAACCACCTTGTCTATACACCTTCATACGTTTGTAATACATTGCTGTGAAGATGGACCATGGATCGTGGATATCGTATATGTGGGGGTTATTCTTTTTACCCTTGGTTTCTCTCATTATTCTCCCAATACTCTGTGTGATGTCTGATTTTGGTGAAGCTAGAATGACCGTATCTAGGGTTGGTATGTCCAAACCTTCGTGGGCTTGACTGAATGTTGCAAAGATGATTTTCTTTTTAGAGGATTCTTGGAGATCCTTCTCCTTCATACCACCCATGTAGAGCCCCGAACTTTTGGGAAAACATTGGTGAAGAAATTCACAATGAAATCTCCGGTCACTCAAAACGAGGAGTTGCCTCGTTCCCGCTGAAGCTTTTTTTACGAGTTCTGCCAACATTTTGTTCCTATTTCTGTCCTCGACCAACTCCGTGATCATGTTGGGCATCGAAATTTTCCCATTCCTCATGGAGGGTGGAGGGTTGCGGTAATTGAAGCATTCGTAGGTGACTGTAAATACCTCCACCTGTTCCTGATTCTTCCTCTCCACTGCGAAGAAGGTGGGTCCCATGAACCAATGGAGGACCTTGGTGAGACCATCCTTCCTCTCTGGGGTGGCAGAGAGACCAAATATGTGTTTGGGACACAACTTGAATAGGGACTGACTGAATACCTTAGCACATATATGATGGGCTTCGTCTACAATGAGGGTTCCCACGCTTTCAAAGTCCCCAAAACTATACTCTTTTAGGGAGAGTGATTGAAGCATAGCGATCACAAAATCACAATCAACCTCCTTCTTATCTTGTTGAACGACACCAATGGTGGCCCCTGGACAAAATTGTTTAATTCTCTCCCTCCACTGATCGGCTAGGAACTGTTTATGAACGACAATCATTGTCCTATAGCCTAACGTGCATGCTATTGCCAGGGATACGGTGGTCTTCCCAAAACCACACGGGAGTGAGAGAACACCATGACCCGCCTTAAGAGCTGCAGCAAGTGCTTCATTTTGGTGTGTTGCGTCTCGAAGGGTGCCGACAAACTTTGTTGTAATTCGGGTGGGTTGGGGTCTTCGGTCCTCCTTAGGTTCACCAAGTTTCTCGACGCCATAGAAGCGCGGGACACAGATACCATTTTTAATCGTTTTAAAAACTTTAAAAGGTGGTGGTGGAAATCCATAATCCCCATTGACTATAGGTCTTACGGTAAGCTCCTTTTTAATTTCCTGTAGGGGTCCTTCTATGGCGAGGTACCCTGTTCTGGTGAGAACTGTCATGTATACTAAATTAGACGGAGGAAACTTTAACTATATTCCGAAGATTTGATAATCCAAGAAAACCCTGAATAATCACCTACATTCCAATATCCTTTGAATTCAATTTCTACTTTGATTTCATCCCCCTTTACACAGGATTGGAGGGGTTTTCCCTTAACTTCGCACATGACCCGTCTGTATCTAAATGGAACTTTCACTTTGAGGATATGTCCTTCCAAAGGATTATCAATATTAGAATTCGTGAGGAGGTGATTCATTTTCATATGAGTATCATTGATTCGCGTCACCAGTGTTGGTGGAATTCTAATACGAATATACTTTTTACTATTATATTCATACATTGGTTCATACACAGAAGTTAAAAACTTCATTGATTTCTATTACGATATATTAAAATTAAAACTATAAGTATCATTGTCAGAAGTAATATACGTTGACTCAAAGTAGATGGTTTAATTGGTTTTCTAGTTCCGAAATATTCATGACTGAGTGATCTAGAAACTTCGACAGCTGATTCTATACTTGAATAAGGTGTATTTCTGGGTGACATCATCCCACACATCGCAACTTTTGAACATTTTCCGAAAAATGGAAGTTGTCCGTGTAGACTGAGAACCCCCGAAGATTGTGAAAAGGTCCAACCATCTTCTTCACTCCAATCCGCACCCCACCCAATTCTAGTTGTGTTTGGGGAGGGTATATCTAACTGATCAATCACCTCAAGTTTTAACATTTCTGGTGTGTTTGATAGAACTTCGCGCGTTAGGTTACAGATTACACAAGATACAGTTCTACCGTCTGATAAAACTCTGGGTTGTAAATTCCACTTCGTTTCGGATGCAATTTCTAAATCTGACTTCAAAGTGATTGGTTCATCGTAATCTAAGAGAACATTTATAGCTCCGTAGGTACTTTCTCTAACTTTTTTGTCAGCATCCGGACCCCAGTTGTCTCCAAGGACTTTTAAGGCTGGACTATTATCAATACACAGAAACAATTGTCCATCATCAATGGTAGTTCCATTTGAAAATGTGAGTTTGTAACTATCTTCTTGGTATTCGATATCTTTCATCTCCATTCCAAAGACAAAATTTACACCTTCTTCTGTGAGTGCTTCTTCCATCGCATCACCCATCACTTTACCTGAAACTCTTTGTGTATATGGTTTGGCTAGGGCCACATGATTTAAGTTTTGAATAAATTCATATGCAGACATCGTGTTCCACGTTACGCCATCCATTATAAGGGGTAGGTTTTTTAGACACTTTTCTCCATTTTCACTTAATTTACCTATAGAGTCTTTAAGACTTATTTCCTTGTACTTGCTTGGTTGGAATAATACTTTCATTACAAGTTTTATCAAAGACACATAGTCACTCACATTCAAGGACTTTAATAAAAAATTTCGACCACCCTGATCATTTACCGGTTCAAACATTTCATCCCAATCTATATTCATTTCATCGAATAATGATTGTGTATTGTAGAAGGTGTTAAACAGGACTCTATGTGCGTGAATATCTCTTACATCTATTTCGGGTTCCCACCATGAACCACCAGCCGAAGTTTTTCGGTCATAAATAGTTATATCATGGTCTTCTCCTGATTTAAGAATCTCCCAAGCGAGAGACATCCCGGTTGGTCCTGCGCCGATAATATGAATCTTCATTCTACTCTTAGTAGACATTAAAAAATATCTTCATATGATAGGTATGTTGACTGTAATAAAACCCTTACCCAAACCAACTCAACAGAAGGTAAAAACATGGAAGTTTGCCGCCAAATTCCTATGGAAAGAGCGTTTTATCGAAGATAAATCAGAGCTCGGGAGATGGACAAAAGATCAACTTCTCGATCTTGGTCCAACATTTGTAAAATTAGGACAAATTGCGTCCACGAGGGGGGACCTCTACCCCCCAGAGTTTACCCGTGAACTTGAATCTCTCCAAGATGATGTTCCCGCCTTTGATTATAATTTAGTTAGGGATCAGATTGATCTAGATATTTTCAAGGACTTTGATGATATCCCCTTTAAGTCTGCGAGTATTGGTCAGGTCCACAAGGCTACCCTACAAAATGGGAAACCTGTAGTTGTAAAATTGAAAAGACCGGGTATTTATGATACGATGCAATCCGATACAGAAACTTTGAAACAAATTCTAAAAATAGTTCAATCTCTGGGGATTGATACTGGGAATAGTTCAGACTTTGTTCTCAATGATTCGATTGAATATCTTTTGGGTGAAGCAGATTATATTCAAGAAGTTGATAATGCGATCAAATTTAAGAGGTCTCTGAAGGATGTTGAATGGATTAAGATTCCACGGGTGTATAAAAAATACTGTACGAATGAAATGATTGTAATGGAATATGTACCAACAGATAAGATTACCGAAATCAAGGACAAGAAAATCAATAAGATAAAGGTGTGTGAAGCCCTGGTGAATTCATACGTCATACAGACCATGGAGGCGGGTTTGTTCCATGCTGACCCACACCCCGGAAACTTGGGTATTTCGAGGAATGGTAAGCTGGTCTTTTACGATTTCGGTTTAGTCATCCCACTATCGGATGAACTCAGAGAAGGTTTCAAAGACCTTTTCTTTTGTATTGTAAATAGAGACACCTCTGGGATAGTGAAAATTTTAATACGTCTGGGGGTCATCGTTCCAACGTCTACGGATATCTCCGACATTGAACTCTTTTTTGAGAGCATCCTTGGGTACCTGGAGACCCTGGATGGGGGTGCTATCGTAAACGATGAACTCGCCGCTGAGCTGGCTATGGAGAAACCCTTCGTCGTACCAACAAGTTTTGTCTACCTAGCAAAGTCCTTCTCTCTCATAGAGGGTATATGCATTCAGTTGGATCCAGAGTTTAATTACTTCACCTACCTGGAACCCATGATTCAACAGCAGTTCTTGGAATCATTCGACTTGGGGGAAATGTTTATGAAGACGACGGAGATTCCCTCAAAGATTGGGAAGATAAGCACAGCTGTTCTGGGTTTGGAGAAATCCAGAGCATCTATGAGACGGTCGATGGTTAAAACGAGGCAGGAAATACGGGTAGTTCAATACAGTATAATTTGTGCTGTATTGGCGGAGAGGTTTCACGATACACCCTTGGCTGGTGTGTTTATATTGGGTGCGATATGGTTTACTTTTCGTAAAGATCGATAGACTTCTTTACACTCTTCTTGGGCTTGGACTTTTCATCCTTCTTGACAAGTTTCTCGTGTTCCTTGTAGTATTCCTTTAGCCTCCTCTGCTCATCGCGGACAATATCACTCAGTTTACCTTTGATCTTGTCCACGTCCATATCCCGATCCTTCTTGATTTTTTTGCTGAGCCTCTTGAAGCCCTTTTTACTGGCGAAAATAGTTGGCGAAGTTGCGATGGCAAGCATTTATTATGTAGGGACATTTATTTTTAACCTCTTTAGTTTTTCCTCAAACTCCCTCCTCTCCCCAGGACTCTCTATGGTCTTCCCCGTTTGGAGGGCTTCAATCTCGGGCCCCGTGAGATGCATCGCATTGACCCTGAAGTCTAGGAAGGCCTCCATCGTGACAGGGACCAGGGGTTTCACTAGGTCATAGATGGCGGTGGCATAGTCGCGGATCTCCTTTTGGGCGTGACCGTCCATCCTCAGATGGAGAAAGTGCATGAGATTGTGGAGGTTCATTTTCCAATAAAACTCTGTGTAAGTAGACTGTGGGAGCACCCCACGGCTTTGTTCACGGCAGGCTCCACCCTCTAGGAGTTCCTCGTAGACATCAAAGGCGTGGGTCAGGTGTTGGGACACCTTCCCGGTGAGATCCTCTCCAACATCGACAACACCCTCTGACCCCTGGTGGTTCACCTGGGACTGCCCCCTCAAAGTGTCTGGTTCATAATACTCCTTGGGAACGACGGAGTAACGGGCGGATAGCTCATTAATTGAGGCTGTTCTATGTCGCATGTGTTGTCTTGCGATGTAGATGGGCATCTTAATGTGAAACTTGAATTCGACCATTTCGAACGGAGTCGTGTGCCAGTGGCGAAGGAGGTATCGTATGAGACCCCTGTCTCCTCGTGTGGACTTAGTCCCATCTCCATAAGAGACTCGGGCTGCCTGTACGATTGACGAATCCAAATCTTTTTGAGGCATGTAATCAACGAGCCTAACAAATCCATGATCCAAAACTTTTTCCATTATAAATATCTATCCGTTTATTTCTTTATCTATCATAAAGAGAACTATATCGAGATAATGCGTCTTTGAGATTCCATTTCACATCTATTTTATTTGGTTCGTTTAAACTATAGCAATATAGGTTTTTAAATTGTTCAGTTGGTATGTTAGCTTCCCAGAAAATATCAAGAACAAACTCGGCTACATCACGAGTTTCTATCACACTATCTTTCATAATGGGAACAAAATCCTTTATAATTTTATCGGGAAACTTTTTGGTTGCTAATATATTAGTATAAATATAATCAGTTCTCATGTCCTTTATTTCAATTAAACCCGTTGGAAGAATGTAGAAAAAATGCCAATCTGGTAGATTATTAAACATGTCATTTATATTTATATCCTTTTTTCTATAAAAATGATCATATTCAAACTGAATCATATCTACATTTACATTTCCTATTCCATTTAACACAGCAAGATCGTGACCATCTGTATCAATTTTTAAAAAATCTATATGTTTGATGTCATTTTTTGAACAATATTCCGAAATACTAAATTTATCGTCATCGACAATAGTTTTATTAACGAAAATGTTTTCACCATCGTAGTTTACGTTTCGTTTATACATTTTATACTCGGGTTTGTTTTTCCATTCATCACCAGAAGGTATAAAAGCGGGATCGAATAAATGTACGGTGGTATCAGTATCAACTTCCGCGGGAAAACAAGACCCTGTCGCACCCACATCAAAGATACAAGCTTTTGGGGTATTTTTAAGTATAGATTTTAAGAGAGAAAGTTCACCATTTACATTATGATTACAACATATGCGATAACTGAAATATGGCATACTATATTTCTTTTCATTATCCTTTATCGTAATCCATGTGTCTAATGAGGGTTCAGTCATTAATTAAAATTTAAGTTAATTCTTTAACCATATCACCAATATTCTTGTAGTATCTCTTCAAATCTTTCATGAACCTTTTATTATTTTCCAAAACTTCACAATCAACTTTGTTCAAATAAATCCAAGCTAAATTTGATTTTGAATATTTTGTAGCTTTTTGATTTTCATTAGGTCTCCTTGGAACCAACTTTGTCGTTTTCTTCTTCTTGGAGGCCGGGATGACCTCTTTTCTATTCACGAAGGAAAGTGCCTGCATGACAGTATCCGCTAGGTCGTCCTTCTTCTTGGACTTGAGGAAGATGGGCAACCAATGTGCATTGGTAGGTCCATCACGGATAAAGGATTCACATCTCTCTATGGATACCTTCTTTCTCTTATTATACTGTGCCTTCCCGGGGCCGGCCACATCTGGTATTTTGTGACGGGCATCATATAGAATTGTTTCAGCTTGGGGACACCTAATAATAAAGTATGCGTGAAGGAAGTGCATGACAGAGACCATCTTTTTGTTACGTTCAGGTTGCTTCTCTATGAGAATGATGTCCGCATTTAAGACCCAAGGTCTCTCATCGAGATGGTCTCTCATAGAAATGTATACACCATCTTTATGTTGAGGAGGTATTCCATCTACATCCCATTCCTTAACGAGATTCCCAGAGTCTTCATCCAATAAGCACATCGCCAAATTCCTTATACCCACATCAATAGAGAGAATCATTAAATAAAACTTTAAATATCTCTTTAAGTTAATGAGGTATATAGCCCACCGTGGGTATTCATTGGAGTACAGGGACAATAGTATCAATGCAATATTGTGGGCAATAAATTTGGGCTATGATGGTATTGAAATTGACGTTCAACTTTGTGGAACTGGGGAACTTATTTTATACCACGATGTCTACATTGATAATTTTTTCATATCGGAAACTTCTTTTGAAATTTTAAAAAAGTTTGGAATATGTTCTCTCCAAGAAGTTTATAACAAATTACCCAAAATAATTTACAAAGATATTATTATCGACATCAAGGGCAACAACATTGAGGTGATCGGGGCACTTGAGGATTTTTACACGAGAAGATCAACGGAAAGAGTTACATTTTGTAGTTTCAATCGAAGAATTTTAAAGATTCTCCCAGACTATTATAAGAAGGGTTCTACATTTGAAACAACTTTCCACCCGAGAGAGTATGATATGATCACCCAGAATTTATCGATGGTGGTCGTCCATTGGACATGCCTCGATCACGAGTTTATAACACACTGTAAGTCTAAAAATATTGAGGTATACACATATACACATAAGGAACCAAAGGAGTTGGAATATATGTATAAGTATGATGTCGATGGTGTTATTACGAATGGTATTTAATTACTTTCGCTTCAATAAGTTTTTAGAGGCACCCTGTCCAGCTGGAGACATGAAGAAAACTAGGGCTGCAATGATGGCAATGCAACAAATGCACGACGAGGCCATAGAAGCCATTTGTCCATTACCACCGGAAATTGGACCGAGAACAGAATCGATCACGTTCGCATAGGCTTCACCAACTGAGTCAGCCAGCTCAGCCAGACCACCATCCTTCTTTGTCGCACTGGCATCTGATGATGCTGCGAGTTTATTGACAATTTCACTTTCGGCGAGACTTCTGACAAGCTCATCTGTGATAGCTTTGGCAGCTACCTGTGCTGTAATATTCTGAGATAGATTAATACCACCAACTCCATCTACACACCGCATGTTACCAACCCGAATTTCTTGATTTTGGACACTGACCTGTTCTGCAATTGCTTTATTGATATTTATATTTTTAATTTTATTTTCAATTATGTTTGATACTTTCATTCTAACATTAGTTTCAATGTCCATTTCACTATCACCACCCAAACCCAAGTCTGCTAAATTTCCCATTTGCGCCGTTTTCTCAATAGCGGCAGAGGCCGCGGCTTGCATTTCATTTGTAATTTTAGCTTTGATTTCCGTTGACTTATCAATAGAAACCTCAGTTGATGACTGCGTTGTAGCATCTATATTTTGCATAGCAGTAATTGGACACCCGTCATTATTACCTACAACGATTGATATTTTTTGTAAGTTGGTTTGAGTTGCGACCGATTCCGTTCTCGTATCATTTAGTTCTTCATAGATACTTTTGTTTATCGATTCCATGTTAAAATTCTGTCGAATTTTTTGTGTCGTGCTTCCGCCTCCACCCATTTTATTATTACTTTACTGAGAAAAAAAAACTTGCTATAATTATATGGTCTGTACGATTACTATCGCTGACCTAACTTTTAAGGGTGTAAATAGGTATACACTCCCAGAGGGGCGTAATTTGATTGGTGCAAATATAACCGTAAGTGATTGTGTATTGGGTGAGGTAGTAGAAGTATATGGAGATAATACAAGTAAGGCTTTCACTAACGGTGCATATACACTTGAAACTTCATTTGGAAATCCTGTAAGTATTGAAATTACCAATGTTTTAACTGACGATGAGGAAGAAAAACCCTTTGAATATGAAAAAGATCCAGATTTTTTCAAAGAAAAACGATACCCACCATTCGATAAACCCCCATTAAATATACTTCCTATTACAAAATTTCCAGATAAATTTGTATGGAAAGATAAGAATGTAAAGTATCTTACATTTTTTTCTGTTGGTAGTTCGTGTTCTCTATACTGCTGTTGTTTTATGTTAATGTTAATGCTATTAAAGAGATAATAAGTCGTCTGACTATGTGGTGTTGGTGGTGTTGTCATGATGTTAGTGGAACATCTTTAAGCTTACCATACAAATATGATGAAAGACTTAAGACCTTTCAAACGTGTGGCAATTTTTGTTCTTGGAGTTGCATGAAATCCTATGCTTTGGATAAGTATGGGTTAAGTAGGGGTGGTATTATATGTGGAAATATGGTCCTGATGCGCAAACAATTATTTAAACAAATTGGTCCTATAAAACCTGCACCTAATAGATTTAAATTAAAAGAATTTGGTGGAACTATGACTATAGAGGATTTTAGACATAATCATACTGAAGATGTATCGGTCCCGGAGGTTATAAAAACCAAGCCTGTTGTGGCACCACTAATACCCTTTGTTTCCAACACGAAGAAGATGGAAGAAATAAAGAATTCTACAACGAATAATAATTCACTAAAACTAAAGAGAAATAAACCACTAAAGCGAAATCACAATAATCTAGAATCAGCTTTGGGATTGATCATAACTCCCAAATCCTAAAACCCTCATTTGTTTACTTGTGGGTCTAGATTCCGGAATAAATTCAGACTTCTTACTATGGATCCACTGACAACCATCGTGGGCCCTCCAAGAAATATTTAGTCTCTCCATAACTTTCCTACATATGACACATGGCATTGATATAGCATCACCGTATATGTTTTGTCTTGAAACAATCAAATCACCGTGTTTCCTATGTAGCCATTCTGTGAATTGATGGGGTTTATACCCACTTTTTAAACATTCGCGATACAATCGTTTTATTAATTGTCGCTCGGCACACATGTGATTATTGCTGACAATTTCTGGGCCTTTAGACATATAACTTGTTACGGTGCAATATTTCATCGAATACAATGTACACAATTTGATTTTTTATGAACAAATGAACACTTCGGACACTCACTTAGGATTGTAATATTTCTTTTCGGTACAAGTCCTTTTGAAAAACGCTCGAGTTCCTTTACTGTATATATACCGTATTGGATCATAACATCCAGAGAAGGAAATCTCATATTTATGTATATTGTTAATTCCTTATGTATATTTAGAAGCATGGTAAAAATTTGAGTAACGCTTTTTGTGTTTTCATCACACTAGCAAAGCTATCTATGATTGGTGGAACCATACTTTTTAGAATGATTTCAAAATCACTATCCTGGTCCCCCACATCAATTTGTTCGATGATGTGATTGAGAATGGCGATGACGAGTTTTTTCTTCTGGGGTCCAGGAAGTCTTTTAAATTTTGAGACTTCAAAGACGAGGCGGGCGATGATGGGTGGGATATCTTCCTTTGATATACCATCATCGATATATTCAACCCTCAATTCTTCAACTGTTTTGATAACAGTCTTGGGTGTAATTTTTCCAGCAAACTTTTGCAAAATAGAATCCATTTCTATAATAATCTCTTATAATAATATATGAACTTTGACGAGGTCATTTCAACACTGGCATTTGGGTTAAGTTTCGTTGAAATTATAAAACAAGTTGAGACTGCTAAATTTGTTGATGTCGAAAAGAAGGGTGTTGTAATTGTGGGTTTGATTTCAAGTTGTTTATGGTTTACATATCAATATAGAAAATTGGGGACGAACGCTACTACTGTGTTTACAGGTGTTGGCATACTTGTTCAATTATATATATTGAATGAAATATTACTGAAGGAACGAAAAAAGACTTAAAGATTCGGAGTAAATGATAATTACAAAATGTCTGCCATTGCCCAACTGAAGCCCACCTATGTGAAGCGTTACGACACTAGAGCGAGTGCTGCTAAGAACTCTACGACCCGCCCGGTCCCAACGCCTTCGAAAGTTCCAAACAAGGCCGCGCGTTTCGCGGAGGTCGTCAATGGACGTGCCGCGATGCAGGGCATTCTTTGGGGTTCCCTGGATTGGATGATGTCGGGGGAGAATATCATTCAGCAGTGCGAGGATCCAATGTATGCGTTGGCCGCCACTGGTGTTGTTACGACCCTAGCTGCGGCGTCTGCCATTACCGTCAAGGGCTTCGATGAGGAGGAGTTTTGGTCCTTCACCCCCGAGGCTGAGCTTAAGAATGGTAGGTTGGCCATGCTTGGGTTTGCCACTCTATTTGGATTGAGCGCCATGTAACCTAAATATTCAATTAATTTTACTTTTTCGTCTAATGAAAATGTTCCTGCCCTGCGCATCACGTAGGCCAAGAGCATCATCAGGATGTAGACATTTACTGTGACTGGTGTCATTTAAGCAAACTTAGGTTTTTTGTAGACCAGGAAACCGCCGATCATGAGTGCGACGATGAAGGTGATTAGGCTGAGAGAGTTGTAAGCGGTGGAGACCTTCTTGTCCTCAGAGCCAGCGTTACACTTGAGGGAGTAGTTGAGGGCGATGGCGCTACCGATGATACCCATGACGGAGTACACGAGGGTGAGGACCCCAGTCAACTTGGCCTTGGAAACCATGGCGATGAAGAGGGTGAATGGGATGGCGAGGGCAATCGCGAGGGTAGCGGAGAGGAGGCGGCTGAGGTTTTGGTGAATCTTCTTATCCGCGAGTTCTGGGCAATCCGAGAATGTACCAATACCAGCGGCCGCTGTGATCATGTAGATGACAGCGAGAATGAGGGTCACGACAATAGTCATCGTGTCAATCTTAAGCTTGGATCCCTGACCAACTGGGACGACACCAGCGGCAACGGTGTTCGCCGCACCACCCGCCATAGCAGACATAGTTCCGAGAGCTCCGAGAGCAGCCATTATTTATTATACTTGTAGAAAATATTATATCCTGAGGAAGTTAAAAGGATGGAACTATTTTATCAATAATGAAAATATCATACGCCATAACAGTTTGTAATGAAGCGAAGGATTTATATTCCCTATTATCTTTTTTGAAAAAGGTCAAAGATCCCTGTGACGAAATTAATATACTCGTTGATACATTACATGTTACTAAAACTGTTAGAGATGTTCTCGAGCACTTCAAGGACAATATAGTTGTAAATGAGCGGGATTTTTGTGGTGATTTTGCAAAGCACCGCAACTTTCATTTAGAAAGGTGTTCAGGTGAATTTATATTTGTGGTTGATGCTGATGAGATGCCTCAAGAACATCTTATAAAGAGTGTGAAGGGGGTGATCATCGATACTGGTGCAGATTTAGTAATGATACCTCGTATAAATATTCAACCGGGTTCTACACAAGAATGGTTAAACAAAATGAAATTTAAAACAAATGAAGTTGGGTGGATAAACTGGCCAGATTATCAAGGTAGAATTTTCAAAAATGCACCTGGGCGTATATATTATAGTAGGGAGTTACACGAAAACATAATAGGATTTGAGAAACGTATAATTTTAAAGCCTGAACCTCATATAGCTCTATGGCACATCAAGTCTGTCGATAAACAGGACAATAGATGGGAAGATGGGAAGTATATTTCCCCTGATGGCAGTAATTTTTATGATACTTTATTATAATTATAGAAACAAGAAAGTCGTTGGATAGAGAATTCAATATCGTGAAAACCTGATATACTTAAGGATATAAAGAAAAACATAAGTAATGAAACTCGAAGACTACAAAGGGTTGGTATCCACACACACAAAACAACCTAAATCTGAAAACACTACATGGGCAGAAACATCTAAACTTTGTATGCTCTTCATAGAATTTAGATATATGGACATCTTGAAATATAATTTATGGAACATCGCCAATGTGTATGGTGGGGGTGACACTACGCTCGTGATCGTTCACAGTGGTGATAACAAGGACATCATAATGGAAACAACAAAGGGTTGGGAAAATGTAAGATATATTCAAGCTATGGAAAAAAATGACTCTGTCAAAGCGTACGATACTCTTATAACGAGTCATGACTTTTGGGACCAATTTTCAGAATTTGAACACGTGTTGACAAATACATGGGATTCTTACATATTTAAACGAATCCCTGAAAAGTTTTTTAAATATGACATAGTTGGAAGTCCTTGTGCTCACTATTATGTCACACACGGTAATCGTATTATGAACATATGTCACGAGATGTGTAAATGCCCTAGATGTTTACAAGGTGATCATATGTTTAAGGACAATAATTTTAAAGAATATCCACATAAATTCTTTCTTTTTAACGGTGGATTTTACTTACGAAATATTGAAAGTACTAAAAAACTATGTCTGCAGAAGAAACATTCGGGTGAACCAGATGACCTATATTACGCCATTTCTGATTTAACTCGACCTTCTAGAGATGAAGCTCGAGAATTTGGAGTACAGGATTTCAAATATGATGGTGTTCCGGTTGGGTGTCACCAGATATGGCTTCGCCAAGATGAAGACTACATACGAGAACTATACACATCCCTCTCGCGCCACATATCCCCATAATCGTTCGTGCCTTTCATATCAGTATTATCCGCGCCACGCGCGTTGTTGTATTTACATTTAACGAACTTGACACCACCAAATTCCACAAATTCTTCTGACGTATGTTGTCCGATCATACACTTTTCCGGGTATGCTCGAACATAATCAATAGACGCATTCATATATGCACCTGGACCTGTTGGGTATAAACAATCGAGACCATAATGTCTCTGCTTCACATTCCAAAGGAGAAGATCTACCATTTTCTTTGAAATTGAGTGTTTCGGGACAGAACCTATGAACGCAGTGTACATACACATTTGATTTGGGGCGCAGTCTACACTCGTGTAATATTCTTTACCAACCTTTTCTAATGTTTCAACTGATTGGAGACATACCTGTCGTATATCAGAATACCAGCCACCTTCTCGGAGCATAATGAGATGTCGCATGAAATCGCATTTATACGAGTACGGTTTGAGTGATTGATACGCTTCGAGAATTTCTTCATCATAATGTTCTTTTATGTACGAAACACAATCGTCTCCAGAATACATCTTAATCTTGTATCCAGGATTCACGCGGTACCATGTCTCGAGTGCCTTTTTCATACCATCTGGTAACTCTGGGAGTTTTCCATCATCCACAATCAGAACCTTGTGTATAACTTTGGGAATCATTTACTTAAATATAATCTTATTCTTTAAAACTTAAATAATAAAATCTGTTCAAATAGTAGTAATGGATGAATGTACGGACCGATTACAATATTATTGTGACAAAATTGCTGGTGAACTCAGCAAGATTCCCCAAAACTACAAACTCATTGAACAGTATGGTCATTTAGATCAGGAAGTTTATAATATCGGTGAGGAATACAAATTAATAAAAATAAAATTGGATGAACTAGGGCACAGGGTTAATTCATCTAAGTTTGGATTAAAAATGATAGAGGTTGAAATTGAGAACATCAAACAACGAGAGTCTTCTCGTGACCAACATGGAGATCCGTATTTACCATGATTTCAAAGCCGGCATCTGTGAGGTTTTTACAGAATGAGACATCCTCCGAGCAGGTTTCCCTCAGAATTTTCCCATCTTCAGCTTCAATCTCCACGAGGGGGTAGCTAAAGTATGGATACTTCAACTTCTCTATGACCCCTCTCCGACACGCAAAGAAACCCATCCCACTGTAGGCCACCGGTATATACTTGTCGGCGGGAAGGTCTCTCATAAATTCAAAACTCCCACACTTTTTGAAGTACTCGACGTCCCATTCTTGGACGGTGGCGAAGTGAACTCTATCTTGCATTCGGTACAAACCCGAAACAACTGGATACTTCTTGGTGTCCTCGATGAGTTCAATAACCTGTTCAGGCGTGAAAATTATATCAGAATCTATGGTCAACCAAACATCATAGTTTAACGTCCCACCAAATGGCACCTGGTCGGCACCCCTTAGTACATCGAGACCTAGGGTTTTCATACGAGAGTAGGTCACGTAGCTAGAATATTCATTTGTGACCACAACTTCATATCCCTTCTTGCTCAGGGTCATTACAGTTTGAGTCCAGTTCATGAGGAACGAACCCGAGAAGCTTCTACCTGGTAGGGCTAGAACAACCTTCATTCTTTTTTAAACTCGTAAAACTTTAAGCACTTCCTTGACGGCTGGGTGCCGAACAATATCATCTTGGTTCATTCTAACGTGTTCGAGATATTTGAGATCAAAGAGTTGCATTTTGTATATAAGTTCAGAAAGACCGTTGTCTTCCCCGAGATCGGATTGCTCCAAGTCCCCAGTGACTATGAGTCGGGTCCCTGGTCCAACCCTAGTCAATAACATTAACATTTGGTTTGGTGTGCTATTTTGCATTTCGTCGGCGATGATGAGGGTATTGTTGAACGTCCTCCCCCTCATGTACCCGAGGGGTTCAATACTAATACAGCGATCCATTTGATTATAGGTGAAATATTGTTCGAAGATGTCATACATTGGTCGTGTCCATGGTTCCATTTTTTGATTCATATCACCGGGGAGGTAGCCCATATCCTCATCGGCCGCCACAATAGGTCTCGTGAGGACAACCTTCCCACGTGGTTGCTTACGAATGTGCTCAGCTGCGGTATGACATGCGAGCATTGTCTTCCCTGAACCAGCTGGACCAGTTCCAACAATAATTGGCTTACCTGAATTGAGGGCAATCATATATTTGCATTGTCCAGCAGTCTTTGGAAGATTCATATATTATTTAAAGATTTTTTCCTTATATAATTTATATGGAGTTCCTTCTTGTAAAATTTATCCCATGTAAAACATATCTGAGTTTAGTAGATCCAAATGGTAAGTCTAGGTTTGCTTGTTTTTCTGAAAAAGATGTAGGTATTAATTGTATAAAATATGTTTCTCATTTTAAATTTAAATATGGTGTATGGCCAATACTTGACATGTCTGACAATAGAAGGAGAGTTGAGCCAAGGTTAGAAGGAATTGTTAAAACACCTAAAGAAATAGCAAAGGAATTTAAACTCGAAAAATATGACTATGATGGTATAGATAAAATGTCAATGCGTTCAAATGTTTCCTTTTACTGTATATTAGACTTCAGTACGTCGATGTTTAATGGTGAAGAAATGATTGCCATGTCTGGTCAGGAGATGGACGGTAACGCTGATGACTATATGTATAGAAAGGTTTTGAACGATGGCTTAAACATTATGTGATAATTAACAATAATGTGTGGTATCATAGCCCTTTTTGGTGAAGAAGTTGAGATATCCTCACATCTTCTTAATCATAGGGGACCCGATGATTTTAGAAGTCAGACAGTTGGTAAGTGTCGTATGGATTTTTACCGTCTCGCTATAAATGATCTTACATCAGCGGGTATGCAGCCTTTCCGTCGTGGAGATGAAATGATTGTATGTAACGGTGAAATTTACAATCATCGTGAACTACCCAAAGATTCTGAGTCGAGTAAAAGTGATTGTGAAGTTATCATGCCATTGATTAAATACCACGGAATTGAAAAAGCTTTGGAGATGATGAATGGTGATTTTGCCTTTGTTTTTACAAATGGGAAACGTATATTGGCCGCTAGGGATCCAGTTGGTGTTAGACCATTATTTTATTGTCGGTATGGACCAAACTCAATTGCATTCGCGAGTGAAGCTAAGGCTTTACTTAATTTGAAATGTAGGATTGAGATATTTCCACCAGGACATTTCTACGATTCCTATGTAAATGACTTTGTATGTTATCACAATGGGTATTGGAGAATCTATAAACATGTAGAACCATCTTTACATCCAAAACTCTGTGATGTATTCGAAAAGGCGGTTCATATACGAATTGAGAATACCGAACGCGAAATAGGGTTTCTACTCTCGGGTGGTTTAGACAGTAGTCTAATTGCGTCGATTGCTACACGGAAGTTGGGTAAGATTAAGACATTTTCGATAGGTGTAGTCGGTAGTCCCGATCTTGAAGCCGCGCGCATAGTTTCTAAATATTTGGGGACTGAACATACCGAAGTTAATTTTACACCCGAGGAAGGAATTGCGGCACTGGTGCCGGTGATTAAATCAATTGAGTCCTACGATACGACGACAATTAGGGCGAGTACACCCATGTGGTTACTTTGTAAGTACATCAAAGAGAAAACAAATTGTCGGTATATATTTTCGGGTGAAGGGAGTGACGAAATACTGGGGGGCTACCTCTATTTCCACAATGCACCAAATGTCGATGAATTCGCATGTGAAAATATGCGACGTCTTAGACTTATTCACCAATTTGATGGATTGAGGGCGGATAGGTGTGCGGGAGCTCATGGTCTCGATCTCGTTGTTCCCTTTCTTGACAAGAATTTCATTGATTGCTGTATGACTATGAATCAAACCAAAAAGATTGGTGACATTGAGAAACGTATTTTACGTGAAGCTTTTGAAGGATATCTCCCAAAGGAGATTCTTTGGAGACAGAAAGATGGTATGAGTGACGCGGTTGGAACAAATTGGGTAAACGAATTGAAGAAATACACTGAGAGATATATTGATGATGAAAAGTATAAGCACATTGTGTGGACGGTGAGTTGTTTTGGGGGACACAATGTTCCCCTAACTAAGGAGGAAGCTTTTTACAGAGAAATATTCTGGAACAACTATGGTAAGGACAGTGATCACCTAATATCCGAAATATGGCGTCCCAAATGGACTACTATTACAGATCCAAGTGCGCGCTTACTTATAGAAAAGAATCCCAAGTAATATAAATGGTGAACTTCATTAAAAATTTCGATTGTCGCGATAAAACCCATATTATATGGCTAAAAGATGTTGGATCTGCTATGGCTAAGACTACCAATGGTGAAAAGATTGATATTATGCAGATTGTAAATAATAATCCAATTCCGGGGCATCCAACCATGTCAAATCCTATGGATTGGGCATATATTCACTTTCAATTAGCTATGAAATATACAAATGCAGTTTTAAATTGTGACGCGTTCGTCCCAACCACTAAATAATTTATACTCGTCGAGTGTGAAATCCTGGTGTTCAGAATTTTCATCCATTCGAACTAGAAGAATTTTACCATTTACCTCTTCTATTTCAAATGGCTTCGGTAGTTTATTTTCATTCGTCAATGACGTCGATGATTCTGCTTTTAGGATCACGACATCTATATCAGGCCATTGACCTATAAATGTTTGGGTTCCACCGATAATGGTGAATATTTCATTTTTATGTGGTGCGATGTCTAGCTCTATTTGCTCTATATGTCCTTTTGTTTCGTGTATTAGAACAGCGAAAGTCATCTTAGTTTCTATTTATAAAAAAATATTTGTAAAATATAAATGAAAGATCTCCACATTTTCATCGCACTCGCCTTGATAATTGCTATAGTTCTTATTCAGAAGACCTCAGAGAAGTATACGAATCTAGTTTTAAACGACCAATGGAATAAGGAACGTAACCAACCCCGTGTTGTTGCAAACTTCTTCGATAATTGCTCGCCTGAAAATTTAGAGGACTGTAAGCGGAACAACAACCCCTACGAAGGACTTCCCCTCCCCTAAGTTGATTAAAAAGATGAGTAAATATATACAAAATGGAAAATCCTATGCGCAATTTCATAGTTGAAAGGATTTCAACTCTTCTCGATATTCCAGCATCAGATCCGATATGTATCAATATCGAGAAGAACATACTAAACTATGCAATAGCAGTAAATACGTGTGGTCCAACTGTATGGGAAAATAAAAATTTTACAAAAATGTATAAGAGTAAGTTTTTGTCACTTCAAAGTAACATTAAACAAAATCCCAAACTTAAAAGTGATTTGGTTGAAAAGAAAATGAAAACATTTGATTTTGTAAACATGAGACCGGAGAAGTTATGGCCCGATGGACCTTATGCCAAGGTGATGGAAGTGAGAATTCACGAAGAAATGCGGAAAGAATATTTAACAAAGGAAATGAAGAACCAAGAAGGGTTTTTTACATGTAATCGCTGTAAATCCAAAAAGACCACATACTATCAACTCCAAACACGATCTGCTGATGAACCTATGACAACATTTGTAAGTTGCCTTAACTGTGATAAAAATTGGAAATGTTGATACTGTGGAGAGAGTCTGTGAGATCTGTGGGCATATCACCAACAGAGAGAATGAAGTTGTAGGGTAAATGTTTTTTCATAAGGGTTTTAGTTTGTGCGCTAGTGAAACCTAGATAGTGATATGGGATTTGATACAATTTTAGTTGTTCCTTAGTCCAATTAATGTTTTTATTTATTCCCGGTCTCGCTGTAATAATTACAATTTTATATCCTTGACTTTTTGCGTCGTAGAGTAGTTCTATTATCGGGATATTAGGATTACCATCTGTGAAAATGAGGGTGTCATCTATATCGAACATTACAGCATCTGTTGGTAGAACTGTGCGTCCAGATATATACCTAATTCCCCAATTCTTCAGGTTTTCCATTAATAATATTAAAGATTTAAATTTTATTTTACAGAGATATGATTATCGATATTAAATGTGATGATGGAAGTATTCAAATAGCAAAAACTATTCACGAAAATGAAGATACCTATAAAGTGAAGTTTTTGGAACAAGTCAAAAGAGGATTATTCGACTTTACTCAGGAAATTGAAATTGTTGAAAAGGGATCTGTGTCAGGGTTTTATGACGTAGAACATCTGGAGGAAACTGGGTTATATATTACGACACCTAATGGTTATGAACTAATTGATGATAGCGAGGATGAAGACTATGAATGTTCAGACGAAGATGAAAATGAAGATGAAGATGATGTCTCTTTGGTTGATGAAGACACCTAAGTTAAAAAAATCTTTCAGAATCTATAAAATGGAGTATAAAGAACCCAAAAAGCGTGTAACTAAAAATGATAAAAAACAAAAGGGGCAAATATATTCACAAAAACATGTTAGAAATATACTTAAACAAAAGGAAGCTACTATGAGTAAGAAGAACGATGGCGCCGTACATACCCCCGAACACTCACTACTCACAAATGGACGTGTCTCAGTATGATCAAAATCACCTGTTTGCTTTTATCGGTAAGACGGGAAGAAGATTTTACTGGTTGACCAAAACATTGGGTTTAGATTACATTTGGTATGATGGAAAAAGAAAAGTGATTGAGATCTGGGGTCCGTATTATACACATGTAGATAATCAATCGGAACATATAATTAGATGTGAACTAGAACATTTTATTGCACCTAAGTTGGAAAAAAATATCGTAAAACAACAAGATGGTTCCACATCAGAGACCGTTACCGCGTGTTAAATATGCTCCAAAACCATTTGATATTAAGGATATAGCCCCGGGTAGTGTTGTGTATAATATCATTTACCCTGTACATACACCTGTTACGAAATGTCCAAAACGACCTATATACAAAGCGGACGATTATTTTAGACTTTTAGAAAAAAATAATAAACAAATGGGTATTCCGTATGTGAAACCAGATATACCAGACCCTATTATTGTTGAAAAAAACAAACCTCCAATAGAACCTACATTGGAATATTTAGATAGTGTTCAGGTTATTTTGAAAGTTTTAAAAAGTGGGATTATTCGTGTTAAAATTAATTCTGCAATTGCGTCTCTATATGAAAAGGATAAGAAGCCTGGTATAAAATCCATCTTACAAGTATTTAAAAGTCATGGATTCAGTCAACATTTTTTAGATGATATAAAAAGAAAATATGACAGACGAGTCATTTTCGGTGAAAAGGTTCCTAGAATATTGGATAAAATTTTCAACAAGGAACCGGTTAAGAAGGTGAAAAAAATAAAAATTGTGAAACCAGTCCTAGAAGAAGAAATAGAAATAGAACCCGATCCAGAAGAGGAAGAAGAAGAAGAAGATGTAGTTCCAATTGAAGAGGGGGGGATGGACATTGAAGTAGAGGTAGATGAAGAACAACCAGAAGAAGACTATCTATCGGATGTAGAAGAATAAAATGTTTTGTAATTATAAATGGATAGACGTATCATATTTATATTGGTCTCAATCATCACACTCACACTATTAGTTATACTTCGTCGTCAAAACCGAGAAACGTATGCACCCGGGGTTGGGGTTGGAGTTGATAATAAACTCTTAATCGAAAAATATATCAAAGATAATGGTAAGGTTTTATCGGAAAAACCACATCTAATTTACGGTCTGTTTAAGCAAATCACAGGAGACGACAAAATTTTAAATAACGTTATAACTCTCGCGAAGAAAAATGATGTGACGAAACTTTTAGAAATTTTGGGGACTATATAAAAAAAATATAAGTAAAATATAATGACGGACCCATGCGAAGCCTCTGATTATTTTCCACTCGTCGCGGCCAAAGCGGGTGGTGCCCTACATGATAAATGTTTGTTTGGTATTCACGATGTCACAAATCGATGTGACGAAATTGATGGTGGGCAGGATGGAGTTGTATACCGAGATTATGCCAAACATTTTTGTTGTCGAACACCGGATCACGAATTCTGTGAATGTTACAACACGACGAGGGAAGATGGGAAATTTTGTGGATATGCAGCATTTGAGAACTGGAATGGATGCAGTAAAGTAAATGCGAGATATAAAGAACTTAAGGAGAGTCTCCCAGAGGCTTATACCGCCCACCTTACCCCAGATGACAAAAAATGTCTTGCACAGGTATGTGTGGGTGATAATGCTTCTAAATATTTACCTCGGGAAATTTTAAATGACTGTAAAGATCTTCAGATATGTTCGATAGATGTGGAAATTCTTGGTACTATGACTAATTCAGAAATTAAAGCTGATTGTAATAATTATCAGAACGATGTGAATACTGCTTCTGAAGAAGCAATGGCTTTACTTGCTCAGTTACAACAAGAAATACAAGATATAAAAGACCGACTTGACAGTCCAGATGCGTCTGATGCAGACATTGTAGATCAACTCGATACAACAAATGCAGAAAAGAATAATTCGACACCTGTAATTGTATCAAGTATTGCGTCTATACTTGTAGTGTTAGTTTTAGTGTTGTTTATGAACCGCCGCAGTCTTCCTAAGTGAGGGTGAATAGTTAGAAAATTAACAACATGAACATATTCTTTCTATCTCTCAATCCCGATGAGATTGCACATATGTCTTGTGACCAACATGTAGTCAAGATCCAATTGGAAATATGCCAGATGCTCTACACAGCTTGGTATTTCTCCAATGAGGAAGACTTTATCCACGCACACGCACCCCTCACCAAGGACGGAACCCGTCGTGGATACCGCCCCGCGCACCGAAAACACCCCATGACTATGTGGGTTGGTTCAAGTCTCGAAAACTATATGTATGCATGTAAGATTGGAATCTCTTTGACTCTCGAGTACACGCGTAGATATGGTAAGGTTCATACTTGTGCTAGACATTTACTATGGTTATGGGACAACCACCCACAACACTTTGAGGAGCGGCGAAGTGAGACTGCATACTATTCACAAGAAGGTGTCCCCGAATGTATGCCCGAAGAGTACAGGTGTCCTAGTGTTGTAGAAGCGTACCAGATGTACTACATGGTTGAAAAGTTTTCCTTTGCCCGGTACAAGAACATGACTTCGGGTCTTTCTATGGGATCGTCGTATCCCAAATCTTTTAGAAATATATGTTCCTCCATGGATTCCTTAAAATCGTGAAGTTCGATGAGAATTGTGGGCATATGTTTTTTAATAGTCTCCCTAGCACCTTCTAGAACTTGTAGTTCATGACCCTCCACGTCAATTTTAATAAAAGATGTGACACCAGAGTATACATCATCTAGTTTTTCACAAGTAACTTCTAACGAATCCCCTCTCCAATCCTCGAGTAATGTAAAACCCGTCCCCCCATAATTGATGTGTGTATTTGATTGACATCCTCGATTGGGAATGAAAATCTCACTTATCTTATTTTCATTTGAAAGAGCGTATGGAAAAACTTCAACTTTGTTTCTCAATACATTATTCTTAATGTTGAGACCTACAATGTGGTGGTACACTGGTTCGAAAGAGTATACTGGACCATAATCAGAGAACATAAGAGTATTGTATCCAATGTTTGCACCAATATCAATAATATCTGTATCCTTTTTGTGGAACAAACGTACATCTTGTCGCATCCACCCATCCCATTCAAAACCGCGTGAAATAGTTTTCGTAATATATTCGTCATTCTTTATTACAAAAATATTATACACACCATTAGTTACTTCGATAACATCAAAATTCATTATATAATTTTAATTTTATTGCTTTAAGTTAATGAACACCTGTCCACATCAAAAGGTCTTAATTCGGTGTCCTATTTGTAACGGTGGTCGATTGTGTATACATGGATTGATTCGTAGTATGTGTTCTGTATGCATCAATTCACAAATATGTAAACATCAAAAACGTTTGGTGAGGTGTGCAATTTGTTTTCCCAGTAAATGATATAATGATCACTGCGACAACATTTTTCAATCATCCCAATGTAAAGGGTGTAATTGAATTTGAAGAGAAAGGTGGAAAAGTTTTAATCAAGGGAACATTGAAATCAAATAAATATCGAAACAGTGTACATGGTATTCATATCCATGAAGCTGGTGACCTCACAGATGGGTGTTTAGGTGCGTGTGGACATTTCAACCCGTATGGTAAAAACCACGGTGGTCCAAATTCTAAAGAGAGGCATGTTGGTGACCTTGGAAACATTCATTTTGACTCTAAGGGTGTGGCTAAATTCAGACTGGTCGATAGTCTGGTAAAGTTGAGGGGGACTAAAGCAAATGTGATTGGAAGGTCCCTCGTCATACACCAAGATCCGGACGATTTGGGTGTGGGTGGACATTCTGATAGTTTAACAACAGGGCATGCGGGTAAAAGAATAACGTGTGCTGTTATTGGCTATTCTAAAAAAATGTGTATATAGCAAGATGTTCAGTCTTACAGCCCCATCTGTTAAAGTTTCCACCCAACGTAAACCTGAATATCAACCCAAGACATACAGTCAGTTTATACAGAGTGTAAAGGACAAGGAACTCCCCGTAGTTATTGTAAAACCTAACAAGAATATAGCTCAATTTTATGAGGAGAATGGTGATTATGGGGATGTCCAGATTGTTCAGAATGAAAAACTTTGGGAAGTTCTTATGGAAAGTGACAGTGATGTGATCGTGGATGTCTCACAACCTGTATCTGTGATTGATAGCATTCTTATATTTTTCTTCGTCGCCTACATTTTTACTTTGGCTCGAACATTCTTTTCGGGGGGTGGTGGAATGCCCAACCCCTTCCTCGGGTCTACGGATTTCAATATGGAAGAGGAGGTCACCACCCGCTTTGAGGACGTCGAGGGAATTGACTCGGCCAAGGAGGAACTTGAGGAGATTGTAGACTTCCTCAAGCAACCCGAAAAGTACTACGGAAGTGGTGCTCGAATCCCCCGGGGTGCCCTTCTCGCGGGTGCTCCAGGGACGGGGAAGACCCTACTAGCCCGTGCCATCGCGGGTGAATCAAACGTCCCCTTTATCCAGTGCTCCGCCGCCACATTCATAGAGATGTTTGTTGGTGTTGGAGCTAAGCGTGTCCGTGAACTCTTCGAACAGGCGAGGGAGAATCAACCGTGCATCATATTTATTGATGAGATTGACGCGGTTGGGAAGCAACGCGGTGGTACGGCCACACCTGGAAATGACGAGAGAGAGCAGACCATAAACCAACTCCTTACAGAGATGGATGGCTTCGATAACGAGACTGGTATCGTTGTGATTGCTGCTACAAATAGGATTGATATATTGGATGAAGCCCTTCTCCGCCCGGGGCGTTTCGATCGTAAGATACAGGTCTCCCTCCCAAGTGTGAGAGGTCGTGAGAAGATATTGGGTGTCCATGCGAGGGACAAGACCTTGTCTGAAGATGTAGAGTTGTCTAAGATCGCCAAGCAAACAACTGGTTTCTCTGGGGCAGACCTGGCGAACCTCCTAAACGAATGTGCCATTAAGGCTGTCAAAGATGCGGGTGGAACTATCAACAATGAAATCATCGAGGATGTTTACCAGAGAATTGTGGTGGGGGCCAAGGGGGACGTAAAGTTTTCGATGCAAAAAAAGGAACTCGTGGCCTACCATGAGGCTGGACACGCCATAGTTGGTGTCATCGCACCCGATTATGATACTGTGCGTAAGGTGTCTATAATGCCCCGTGGAGCGGCTGGTGGTGTGACTTTCTTCCAACCTTCAGAGGAGAATGCGGAGTCTGCGATGTACACTAGGGAGTACCTCCTCTCACAAATTCGGGTTGCCTTGGGTGGTCGTGCCGCGGAGGAGGTTGTGTATGGTAGGGAGAAGGTTACCACGGGGGCGTCATCGGATTACGCGATGGTATACCAGATTGCCCGCGAGATGTTGACGACGTATGGTTTTGGTACACATAAATTCGACTACACCCAAATGTCACCGGAGGCTACATACCTGGTGGACATGGAAATCAATGACCTCGTGGAGAAGTGTTACGATGATACAGTCTCCATGATATTGGATCACAGGGAGGAACTTGAACAATTGAAGGACAAACTCATCGAAGAGGAGATCGTCGATGGGCAGTGGGTCTATGAACTGATGTTTCGACTTTGATTAAGAGTTTTTGCTGGACGTACGCCTGGGAGAGGTACGTGTGTTATTTAGATTGACAATTCGGTTGGAAGTGGGTACGGGGGTGTTGGCCGTAGCCGTGGGGGAAGCGTAGAGCATATTGAAAATTTTTACAACTACACCCTTAGTCATGGGAATACCCTTAGACATCATACCAGTCACCATCTTGACGGTACCAGATATGACCGCTACGGAGGTCATGGGACCCGCCATGATGGCGATCATAGTC